AAACCGAGGCTCGCCAGCATTCGCATCACCTTCAGGCGAGAGGTCCTCATTGATAAAATAAACACCAAGGAATGGAATATGCTCCGGTTGAACTTGCTCTGCCTTGTTTGTTCCAAATTTAAATGTAGCGAAAAATGGCATCGTTTTAGCACGCGCCAAAATCTCATCACGGACAATCATCGCATAGCTACTAGCCGTCATGGCTTAGCCTCTACAATATGACGAAGCGTCAACGTTGTCTCGCCTCCGCCATTTGGATCTGCGTCTATAACCTCAAATTGACCCGCTGCCGGCAATCCGCTATCGGCCGGAATATCAATCAAGTCACCTTGTAGTGGCAATACTGAAAACTCTGCTTCCCTTATATCCAAAATGATCCGCGTCTCAGAAAAGATTGCACCTTCCAACGCTTCAACATCCATGGCTTCTTCTTCAAGAATACCACGCGCCACATACTGCGCAGCAGTCGGTTGGCTCTTCAACGGAGTGACATATATCACACGGCCAAATAAATCCTGCGTTGGCTCATAAACGTGCTGAGAAAAATTGACCGGCATCATTTGCTCCTAAACATTTTCTTCGCAGCCCTTCTTCCTTTGAGCCTCGCCAGTCTCCGCAGCCTCCGTCTCCGCAACGTCCTACGTCCAGCCTTCCTTCCCCTAGAGCGTTGCGAGAGCGGAACATAATCAAGCCGTCCCGGTATCCACTGGCCATGAATGTTTCTCGGTTGCGATCGCCAGTCATGTTTCCAACTATTATCCAGCCAATCATTCCGGGACTTTGCCCATTCCGTCTTTGTCCAGCGTGCCCGTTTTCTTCCACCGCGTCTGGAACGATCCTGACCGGATTGTTCCATCGTATTAAAAAGCTTCTCAAGAAAAGCCTTATTTGGAATGTTGACTTTTGATTTATTCAGCCATTGATTACGCAACACTGTAAATGCGTCTTGGCCAAGCAGACCAGAAGAAATGGCTTTGCCTATACCAGCCCCGGCTTGGCCACTCAATTGCTTCAACAAATATTGTTCGCCAATAATTCCTAACTTCTGCCCTATAATTTTATCAAGGATATTGGCATCACCCGTGATTAGAGCAGCAACAAATCTTGCAATCTGCCCTTGCATATCACGCGGTCAACCTCGTGTAGCGAAGAAGAAGGTCCTTGGCTGCACGTTGTGCTGGTGAGCCGCTCGCGCCACCACCACTGCTCTGGCTTTTTGCATTCGGGTCAAAATATACAACACGGCTTTCTTTGTGAGTAACTTGCCGGATCGAAGAATCACCACGCTGTGCTGAATAATAGGCATCTCGCGTAAACAACAAGACTGCCTGTTTCAAAGCTGGCGGGACCTCTTGTGGGATCGCATAGCCTCCGGCATATTCCACAACGACTGATTCAGCCCAGAGGCTTCCGCCAAACAAGGACAACCTGCCAGATTCACTATCAATATCAAACTCGACTTCATCTCCATCCATTGTGACTGAATGAACTTCTTCTTCCTTTACCGGCCAACGTGAGAGCCACAGCCTCGTGATTGGGTTTTCAATTTCCCGGAAAGTCTCAATCACATCTTCTTTCGGAAAGAACCGGCTACAAAGAGTTTGAACCTCATCCGATGCACGAAGGATCATGAACCTTAATTGCTCATCATCGGTTGTGCTTGATGTTGGAATTTTTAAAGCCACCTTCGCTTCATAAAGCGTAACAAGCGCGGTATCAGGAGCGTGCTTAACGACTGTAATGCTAGAAAACATTAGCCAACCTCCTCCTGATAGCGAGCAAACAATTCACGTAAATGAATTGTAGGCCCATGGCTCCCATCAGTCATAATCGGGATGGCTTCATATCTCGCGGTTACAATCTCCCAGCGTGCGATTTCAAAAGCCTTGCCGGTTTCTCCCTTCGGTCCCGGCTCTCCCTTCGCACCACGCTCTCCCGGCCTTCCTGTCTTACCAATACCGGGACCGGCCTTCCAACCGGGACCGGGACAATCTCCCGGAACATCATGCTTGGCAACAAACCATCTATTATCGAGCGTCACAACATCCAAAGCTTCATATTTCTGTTTTGGATCAAATGTCTCTCGAATTGTTAGTGACTGTCCATCTTTGCCGTCCTCACCATCACGACCATCTTTGCCGTCGATACCAGAGGCCGCAAGGCAAACCCAAGAAGCAACCAGTGGATGAGGCTCTTGTCCGGTGTCTTGTATAGCTTGATACAAACTGCCCTTATGAGTGCAAACATCACCTTCATAAAAGACACCCGGAGCCCACTGCTTGACCATTGGCAATTTTCCCGGAGCACCTTCCGGACCTCGCTCACCATCTTGACCGTCCTTGCCATTTATTCCTGCTGGGCCTTCTAAGCCACGCTCTCCCTGAATGCCTTGCTCTCCAATTGGACCGATTGGGCCAGCTGGACCCATCACTCCTTGCGGCCCATCCATGCCATCCTTGCCCGCTTGGCCCATCTCGCCACGCTCTCCCGGAGAGCCTGGCAACCCTGGCAACCCTGCTGGGCCTTGAGGACCGGCTGAACCGGTGACACCGTCTTTGCCATCGGTGCCGTCTTTGCCATCGGTGCCGTCTTTGCCATCGGCTCCGTTGAGACCGTCTTTGCCATCGGCTCCGTTGAGACCGTCTTTGCCATCGGCTCCATCCTTGCCATCTACACCATCCTTGCCATCTCGCAAGGAGCTTAGACGGTCAACAACCATCTTATCCCAACGTTGAAAATTCTCAGACATAAGAACGTCTACAACTTTTTGTAAACGCTCAATATGTAACTCACGCTCTGCAAATCTCCGCTCGATGTCGGCGCGCAAAGCGTCAAAGCGTAATGCAACTTCACGTTCAACCCGTCCCGCCGCAACACCCAACTCTTCCGCAAGCAACTCAAATGGAGTTTGTATTTGCATGGGAGGTTCTGAAGATATTCCGGAGCCTTGTTCTTTCAGCATCGGTAATGCCCTTTGGTTCATCGGGCTTCGGAGGAGGCTTATCCAACTCCGCTGCCGCTGCTGGCGGTGGCGCTCCCGGTGCTGGGGCTGCTGGGATTTTTCCCGCTGCGCTTAATGGAACGACCTGCTGCTGTACGCGCGGCTCATCACCAAACTTGACTGGTTCCATATCAAAGGCAGCACGCGCCTCATTCGGTGCAAAGATGCCTCCTTGCACTGACCTTACATAAGCTTCCACTCGATCCTTGAAAGCGGATCGCAGCAGAACGCTTGTATCAAATTCCAAATACTCCTCTGGTACACCATTCAGATTAAAGAAGGTCCCCATGGCTTCTTCAACGTGATTGAGACAGAAGCCGAGGCCAGTTGATATCCACATCTGCATCAACGTCTCTGTAGATCCCATAGGACCAGTGCCGAGACCAAACATTTGCAACGGGATACGATAAGCCAGCGCAATCCTCGCATCAGAAATTTTCATAACATCTGCGAGTTGCGAATCAACCGAGCTAACTGATATTGGATAAGGCTTCAGGCCGGACGACAAAATTGGCGTACCACCTACACCAACGCCTCTTGTTTGTTCATCCCATTTTTGCCGCAGCATATCCGTCTGTTCTTTATCAAGACGCAAATCGGTCGAAAGAACAATGGATGGCTGAGCCTTGTTCAAGTAGAATTGTAATTGTTGATTTGCGATCGCATCATTGACACCCATATCACGGATAAGCGCAACAAGTGGGCTCACACCGCGGAGGTCATAAGGACGCGTGTTCATCTTGATATGTAGAACGTCACGTGCCGGAACATAACCCAAATCAGGTATCAACTGATCAATAACCGGATTGCCACCGAGCTTAAAAAATATCTCTCCACCATACGCCACAATTGGCTGGCTCTGGCGTGGACTCATAAGATGCAATGAATCAACTTCATAACGGCTATTCCGTAGCGCCAATGCATAGGTGTTACCATCTGCGTACAAGGACCGGACGGCATTCAACATAAAGTCACTGATCGTTTGATAGTTATTTGGGAAGCGCAAAATGCGCGCCAAATCAGAAGTCATTATTCGTTCACGTCCACCCTTTGAATTATTACTCTCAACATTGTCTGAGAGCCAATGATCTCCCGGACACATCGCAGTTGTTTGGCTATAGGCACTAATACAAGCTTCCACCATCGAGGATGGAGAGATGGTTTCAATATTGTATCCGTTCTGCCACCAATTGATCGAGCTTCCCACGTCAGCCGGTAACCATCCACCACTAATTGGAAGCAGCCAAGGACCAGGACGTGGTTGACCCTCGACTGCTTTCAATATTGGACGGACAATTTTTGCAACTACATCTCTGATGGGCATCGTCTCATTTCCCTAAACATGATCGAGTAGGAACGTCAAACAAGGTTTGCAAAAGGAGGCAAGTTCAACGTCCTACCCGACCACGCCTGCAACCAACCAGCTTGGGGTTAGGGACACCTGCGTTAAGCAGATTTAAAGCCGGTCAGGACAGATCAGGATTTATGCGCAGGTGCTGTCTCTCGCGTTTGATAGGCACCCTTCTGCGAAGCATTTGGCTTCGCTTCCTTCGTCTGAGGAACATTGGGATCAGTACTCCCATCCTCCTCCTTATCAATAACGTGAATGCCCATCGCAGCAAGATCATTCTCCTCCTGCGTTGGAGTTGGCTTCACTTGGGCAGCTTCCCTTGTGGCCTTCTCGCGGGTTTCACGATCCTCCTTGATCTTCTTACGTGCCTCATCGGCACGCTTCTTTTCGGCAGTTTGCCGATCTTGATCAGTCATCTGACTTCTCCTTCAAAAGAAAATTTCTGGCGCCTTAGCCAGCCACTACCAGGTAACGCCAGCGACCCAAGCGACGGTTCCCGGCCTCCGGATTGTCCAGTTGACCGGAAGGATCAACCGCATTGCGATGCTGTCCGTCTGCCACATTGACTTAACCGGATTGGCAGCCGTGCCAGGAGCCGCACCAGAAACGATGTCAGCCGGTGCGGTGTCTTCCATATGAAGTGTTGCTTGATCTGACAATTCAAAGCGCGGTGCATCGCCAGAGACGCTAACAAAGTCAGCCGCGTCCATAGCAATAACCGTTCCGAGCGGAACGGTGCCGCTGTCGATGATCGACCAACCACCGAGATTGCCGGCCGCAACTTCCGCACGGAACGGGAACACGCCCGCACCGGGCATAGCAATCAAGCCGAGGCTGCTCAGCTGCTGTGGGTTCATGAGATACACAGGGCTGCGGATATTGCCCGATGTACTCGTGATCAATGCACCGGTCAGTGCCTTGATGTCGCCCACGGCCGCATTAAAGCCACCACCTGCTGTTGGCGTCAAACCGGCGACACCATTGAGAATGCCGGCAGGACGGATCGCAGTCGCAGCATTGGCATCGAGGAGGACAGAGTCAAGAGAGATGGCTGTGTCTTCCGAGATTGCATTCCGCAACAAGCCTTCGATAGCCGGGACGGAATGTTCGCTAATTTCACGCGTCCAAGTCGTGATGACCGCCATCTTCTTTGGCGTCAAGGCCTGTGACGTGAATGCGCCCTGACGGACAGGAATTGGCAAACCTTCACCGACGAAGGAGCCAGCAATTGTTGGCGTGCGTGAGCGCGTTGGAACGATGATCTTGCCGTTGGCGCCAAACGTCAGTGAGAGGCCAGCAGCCGACAACCGTGGATACACTGACTTCGGCATCAGTGTCTCCATGAACGACACGACGATTTGCTGGACAAGCTCAGCGGCCCATCCAACAACAGTCGTCATCGCGGGAGCCGTAGCAGCCCGCTGTGCCCATTCCACAACCATCTTGGTCTGCTCATCTTCACCGTAGATCATCCGGCGGACTTCATCGGGTGACTTCTTGTGAGCATGAGCAAACAACTGAATGGTGCCGGCGCGAACCAGAAGCTCCATTGGATCGAGCTTCTTGGCCGGAACACCAAACGGTCGCGGCGCCACGGCTGGTGTCGCAGTTGCCTTTGCAGTCGCCGGGACCATCGCACGGCCAGGATCAGCAAGCGTGGCCGCAAGATGCTTCTCTGACTCCTTGAGAATGTTCAGGCTTCTCTCCTCCTGCGCAATCTCATCGTTCGCAGCTTGGATCGCCTTCATCTGTTCATCGCTGATATTGCTATCATCGACGGTAGTGAGCAGCGTCGCAAGCTTCTCCTTCTTCTCAACAAGACGCTTTTCAGCGTCCTCAATTCTCTTTGACAACGACATTGTCGTGCCCCTTACAGTTAATTGCCTTCGTGAATCGGCGTGCTTGCCGCTGAGCCCACGACGCATGATCCCATCTTGTTTGGCTTGCTTGCCGAAGACAAGGTCAATTGTAGCAGGAGAGACTAGGCCCTTGGCTATTGCCAAGGCATTCGGATTAGCAGGGACCGAGACAAGTGATGTCTCGACCAATTCCTGCTTGACGAAGAAGTAACCCATACTGTCCTTCTCAGGACGTGGCTTGGACTCCTTCGGACGGAAGCCAACGCTGACTGCTCTCAGAATGTCGGCCTCAATCAATTTACGGATTTCATCAATGCGCTCGCTGGTACCGGCTGGCGCCAATTCCAACGTACCCTTTAGCTGCTTGTCTTCAACGCGGAGATTTTTCCACTTCCCAATTGGAAAGTCAGAACGGTGACCAAACAGCGCAATCGGGTTGCGCTTAAAGTTTTCAATGTCCCAGCCATCCGACATAATAATGTCGTCCATGCGGTCTGGTGTCTCATCAGACATAACAAAGTCCATCCCCAAGACTTTCGCGGCATGGGTCTTGTGAACGACAGTCTTGGTCGATGCCCGTTCATCCCAGGCAATCTGACAAACGTCCTCACTCTCTCCTTCTTCATCCTGACAGCGGGACATAAAGTCATCATATGACTCATCGTCATCCGGAGTTGGTTGCTTTGTCTTCATGGTAGTACCTCGATTGCGACCGCAAAGTCACGTTGCGCTGTCTGCACGACAGGATAAGATTTTGTCCCAGATCGTATCTTCAAGAACGCAATGGCCTTGAGATACTCTCCGAATTGAGCAAGCACCACGGCCGCACCCAGCCTTACCGGCAAGGTGACCTCGTTTCCGTCTACGGTGTACAGATCGTTATAGCCAGCGCCATCCGACGAAATTTGAAACGTGATATTTGCATTGTCCCATCCAGCCGGCATGGTCAAGCGAACAATGTTGCCGCCGGTACAATCAATACCATCGGACAGAGATTCACCGGCCTGAATGATCGGACCATTCAAAACTGAAAGCGTCATGGTATAGCTCCTCCCATATCTATGGCGCGACGGATTACAATATTGCCTGTCATGGCGACCTTGATTGAGTCATCCGCCAAGACAACCTTTAGTTCATGATAATACAGATCATCCTTGACGACTGTATCAATCGCATCAATCGTGATATCGAGCTTTGTCCCATTCACCGCGATCCCATCATCCTTGTTCTTCTTGATAAGGACCTCACCTGGCTCGTCATCAAACGAGTAAGGTGACTTGGCCACCCACCACTCGTAGCTCTTAACCGTGGCCAAGTCATAACCAGTCATCTCAATAGAGATGATCTTGTCCTCACCGGTATACAACAAGCAGTTCTGATTGAGCCCTGCTGCGAGGGCAATAGGATCAGGTGTCATTTTTTGACCATAGCGTAGAAGAAGCCAAACGTCAGCCCGATTAGGAAAGCCGACGTCATCATCTGATAATTGAAATGGGTATCGGCAAACCCAGCAAGAGCGCCACCAGCATATAAAGTGCAATCAAACCGACGATCACCAGATACACCTTCTGGATATTCTCGGGGATTGAGAAGCTGATGAAGCTAAGCAACCAAACCACAAGCAACCCAATCAGGATAAGGATTGCTACAACGATTGCGATATTGATGATGCCGAGTAGAATTGCTGCAAGTGACATGTTACAATTCCTCCTCTTGACTTTGTTCTGATAGAAAATAATCCCAGTCTTCAGCCCGTCCTACCAAGACACCCCAAGGCTCTGTCGGAACAATGTCGCTCGATCCTCCCGCAAAGGCTCTCCCAATGCGCTTGCACTCTTCCTCAGAGCCTCGAAAGAATTCAGCGATGCCCCAGTTATGATTCTTCTGCTCGATCCGGTACGTGACGACCCATTGTTCCATGGCCATCTCCTTGATCTAGAAAATCAAGGTGCGTGTGTCTACGCTCTCCGCGAATTGGCCCGCCACTCCGAGTGCCATCGTTAGGGCAACCAGACCGTCGATACGGCCTGTCGATTTATTCTTTGACAACTTGCGGTTGGCATCGTCCTTGCTCTCGATCACCGCACAAGCGGCGCACATCGCCAGCACAGGATGATTACCATGCGCAATCTCCCGCTCCTTAATTGCCTGCTCAAGATCGCGCAGCGCCGGTGACATAGACTGAGTGCCCTGCCCAAACTCAATAAATGTCTCCTCAACCTTCATCTCCGAAAAGCCAGCTTGTAACAACCATGGCTTTAGGTGCTTCATATTCCAGCGATCAAATCCAATCTTGCGCACATCATAGACCGTACAAACCTCTTTCAGCCAGCGCGCAACGTATTCATAGGAGACAGTGTTGCCGGGCGTTGTCTCTAGCTTTCCTTCATCGCGCCACTGATCGTAAGGCACACGGTCCTTCTTTGACTTCTCGCGCAACCCTGTCGAGGGCAGCCAGAATGTTGGATGGACCTGCCATACACGCTCATACTTTCCAATCAGGACCAAGGCAGTCAGGTCCGCCACAGAGGAAAGGTCGAGGCCACCGTATACAACAAGCCCATCCAACGGTGCGGGAGGCTCCCCGCACAACTTCCAAACCGTCTCCGTTACGAAAGGATTGTTTGTCTCAACACGCTGGTTGAGGACAAGGTTGCGATACTCCGCTTCACGGGCGGGCATGCGCCGCGCATCCTCCGCCATGGAGAGGACTTCACGTTCATTAAGGAACGTACCGAAGGCTGGATTAGCCTTACGGATTGTGCGCTTTGAAAACGGGTCATCGGTCTTTGGTGCGGTGTAGAGCGAAACAATGGTGCGTGGGTCATGCCCTGCGAGCGCATCATCAATGAGTATGGACAAGAGGTCAGCGTCTGTTGGCGCTTGCGTGGAGATGATAATGGAAAGTGGGTCCTCTTGCGCACCTGTTGCCGTCTCCAATGCTTCGTAAAGCTTTGAGCGCGGCCCACGGACTTGGCCCAACTCATCATGTACGATGAAAACTGGAGAGAGGCCAAACGCTGTCGAAGCTTCTGCGCTGAGGGCACGGTACTTTGTTCCAAGTTCAACGCACAGAAGCTCCTTCGCTGTATCTCTTATCGTGATGTGCTCACGGAGGTCAGGGGACATCCGCACGATCTTGGCCGCAAGCGAGAAGATGACACCGGCTTGTTCTCTTGATTGGGCTGTAGAGTAGAGTTGAGAGTTGAGAACGTAAGCAGGTCCACAGAGATGAACCAAGAGCAAAAACGCCGACAACGATGTCTTAGCATTCTTTCTTGGAAAGCTCAGGATTGCCCGTCTGGTACCAGCGGGGTTGTCGTAGATACGGCAGATTTCCTTTTTCTGCCACTCCTCAAGGATGACCTTTTGCCCGACTTTTTTGCCTTCCGGGATGCGGCAGTATTCCTCGATCCAGTCGATGACCTCTTCACCACTTGGCTTCTCCCTTTGCCCTAGAACAATATCCGACTCAGGAGCCGCTTCGACCTTGGCTTGACGCGGCTTCTTCTTGCTGCGACGTTTTTTCATTTATTCCACGGTAGCGACTTGAGCTTTGCCTTCGCTGTTCGCTGCGACTTCCTAACATTGAACATATCGTAGCTCGATTGCTGCGACAGCCGCATTTTGGTAGCGAGCAGTGAAACAACTTTTGATTCACGGTGCAAGAGGCTCATTGTCTTGCGGAGGTCAGTCATAATTATCCGTGTCTGAGGGACCTCTTTTTTCAGTCCTTCAATTATGCCTTTAAGATAGTCGCAGCCCGCAACATGCCGGCAGTATTGCACGAGAAGCGCATGAGTTTCTGGTGGGAAATAATCCGGCGAGCGGCTATCAACTGTGTCGCGCCAAATTTGCGCCTCTTCCTTTGTTAGCTTTGCGGGAGGCTCCGGACGCGCCATCTGTTCAAGGTTCTCAAACGTCGCAAGAACGGATTTTGCGGCAGCGGACACTCGACCTCGATGCGTGGTCATTGGTTCAACTCATTTCTCTCATATGACCTCAGAACTGCTTGATAGGTCAACACAGTCATTAGCGTTTTTTGCT